ATACACTGATTGTGGACATATATCCACCATTTGTGGAAATGTTTCTAAAAGATCTTATTTACCAGAACATCTGTTCTGGCCGGAAGCATACAGATTAGCCAGAGCCACCAGGATCCATTAGGACGCGGGTCCATTTGTGCTGAGTATAAATATACTCGGATGGATATGTCCGTGGTCCTGGGACAAACCTGGCCGCTCGATCTGGACTAAAGGGACTCCAAAAGGTGTCAAAAGGTTCCCATAAGATCTTATTCAATAGAGTGTACAAATGCCGGTGGACAGTATTGAATGTACCTATGAGCAACCAACCGGTTGCCATAAACCGCCAGGAGGATCCAAATGCTTAACAACACAATCGAAAAGAAGTTTACTTCAGTTGAAATTAGTTTTTGTTTTGAAAATGATATTACACAAAAAGATCTAGAAAGCATTACAAAGAAAGTCAATACATTTTCAAAGAATACAGATTACGAAACAATTGTAAGTATTTTTCATTCTCGTAATGAGATCAATGCAATTCTTATGTTTGACGTTTCTAATGGTGGAAGTCATAAGATTTATGATGAACTTCGTTCACGTCTTACTCGTTTAATTGACAGCCACAAGCAAGCAGCAACTTACGGATGGGATTCACGATCTTTTTCTAATTTCTAAGGACGAAACACTCCGCAAGGAGTGTCCAGTGTTAAATGACACTGCTGATGAGTCCATCAGAATAAATCGCCAGGAGGAAAAAATGTCAGTACAAATCCAAAACGCAGCACGTCGCAAGGCTCCATGGATCAGCACGGCAACATGGGTAAATACAAGCGATGAGCAAATCTCTGCAGCTCAAGTTCTTGAGAATGCAAATCTTGATTGGGAAGTTCAGCACACTCCACTTTCAACTACAGCAATTAACAATGACGGTGTGACAATCGTTCAACTTGAAGACAAAGTTGCTACAACTCGTGTCAATAAGGACGGATCAGCTTCTGTTCTAGGTATAACTTCTCCTACATACACAATTGTCCAGAACAACGACATTGTCAACATTGTGGATTCTGTTATGTACGAAGCCGGTGCGATTTACCAGTCAGCTGGTGAACTACGCGGTGGCAAGAAGATCTTTATGGCTGCAAAGCTTCCAGACACTCTTGATCTTACTCTCAAGAATGTTGATCCAGTAGAAGCATTTTTAGTTGCATCAAATACTCACGATGGAACAGATTCACTTCGCTTCGAAATCAAGTACCTCCGTCTGATCTGCAAGAACGGAATGACACGTTGGACTAATGCTTCTTCTATCTCTTTCCGCCATTCAGCTCGTATGAATGTCAAAATCGAAGATGTTCGTCAAACTCTAGGTGTTGTTCTTAAGTCAAATGAAGAGTTTAACCTTCTTTCATCAGCTCTATTTGAGAAGAAAGTTGCTAACTCTGACTTCTGGTCAATTGTCAAAGACGTTCTTCCTCTAGATGAGAACAACATGACTGAGCGTCAGCAGAACAATGTTCGTGAACGTCAGCAAACTCTTCTAGGTATCTGGAACGGACCAACTCAAGAGAACATTAAGGGAACAGCATGGGGAATTGTTAATGCTTTCACAGAGTACGAACAATGGACCCGCACAACTCGTTCAGCTAATGACTTTGCGGCTGGTGAGCGATTCATGATGAATCAAGGAACATCTCTCTCAGATCGAGTTTTGGAGATGGTTCGCTAAGACAAAAAGAAAAAGGCCCCTGCCGAAAGGCAGGGGCTTCTTTTTTTGTTCTTTTAATCTAAGAATGCAATGTGGTTCTTTCCAGCTCTTGTTTGTACTGCAACTTGAACTTGTCCACCACTATTGATATCGAATCGAATTGCAGTTTTAACCGCTTGTTCTAAGATCTCAATAGCATCTTCGTATTCATCTACTTCATCAATTCCTAATGCATGAGCAGCTCCAAGGGCTAATGCTGCGCCAGTTCCTGTGCAATAAACTTTGTCTTTTGTCTTTTCTAATCCATAGACTTCATCTATAAAATACAATGTTCCTTGGACAGCAACTATGAAATCATTCTCAAAGGATGATGGAAAGCCTTCAGATTTAATGTCATAACCTGAGATTCCAAAGGTTTTTCTTAGATTTGGCACAAACTGAGTTACCATAAACTTATCTAGATTCTTTGATCTAGGAGGCGCCGGTGGATTAAAAGCATGTTGGATCAGATTCATGCCTCGGACTAAACCTGCAGCAGAAACTAAATACTTGCCATTTTCTGCAATTTTGCCCATTGGAGAACAATCAGCTCTCATGTCATAACCAGTGGTTTGCGTATCTGCGGCAATGATGCAATAATCATCGTGCTGAAATGCAATGAGTGTTGTCATTTTTCCTCCGTAGCCAGTTCTCCGCCAATAGCCATATAAGCTGCTCCATCAATCCAACCATCTAATTTTTCAGGTGATTGAATTAGTCTAGCAACCTTTACTTGATTCATGCACAATGCAACTTGCCAAGGTTCTACGGTAATGCCTAAAACTACACTCCAAAGCTTTGAAATTCGATCATGGTTTTCTTGTGGAGTTCCATAATCTGTTTGACGATCGTTATAAATTAAACGAGTTGCTTCTTCTAAGATCTCTTTGCGATCCATTAGTCTAGCCAAACTTGATAACAAGCAGTGACACGACCTCGTTCGGGATCAATGAAGTGCAATCTTTGAGAAGGAACACCTGAGGCTGCCATAGAGTCTCTTGCGTAGCGGTTATCGGACTCTGTTGAACCGGTCCAATATACAGATCCAAGACCATCTGAAAGTGGTTCTTGTGCATGACGATGGTAATGACCAAGGTATATATCTTGAAATTCCCAGTCGTATGCTCCGGCTTTCCAACGATTTCCAGCTGCTTGCCATCCGGCCGGAGAAGCAAAACCAGATCTACCAACTTCATCGCCGTGCATAAGCAAAGCTCGATAATTGCCGATTTCAATGCGTTGAATATCTTCAACACCGTGGCGTGGATCCCATGTTAGTCTTTTAGCAGTTGCTTCTTCAGAACATAGTAACTGACGAGCAAGCTCATAACACATACGGTCAAAATTGTCAGACTTCGGCACATCTGCTCTTTTGTTTCCGATTCGGCCATGATTTCCCCATTCTGCAATAACGGTAACATTTTGATAAACCGCTAATGCTTGTCGTACTACATCTACAATTAAACGACTTACAGTGATGTATTGGTCATAAAGACTAAGATCAATTTCCCATAACTGAGCTGGGTAGTTAAACAGACCTTCGACCATGTCTCCGCCAAAGCAAACAACTACATCATTGACCGGATGATCTTGTCTTTGTATTTCAGTAATTTTAGTTGCCTTGATTGTAAAGTCCATAACTCTAGTTCTCATGATTTCTGAGTTATAACTAGGAGTTACTTTTGCGCCTTGCCAGTCAGTCAGATGCCATAAAGCAACTTCTGCTCGTTTGCGGCGTTTATCAGGCTTTGGACCTTCGATAGGCTTCATTGGACCTAAAGCCAAAGTTGCATCTTTACATGCTTGAATTGTGGCTTCTACTAATTCCTCTGTACGTTGTTTTGCTTTAGATAATTCTTTTTGTGTTCGTACAAGTGTCTGACGAAGATCTGAAACTGATTCGTCTACTTCTAGTTGCAGTTTCTTAGCGTCGTCAGATAGAGTCATGGGGTCCTAAAACATGGGCATAGTTTTTTTCTATGGACAGTTACTGCAGTGTTTCCAACTTCAAAACTATGTGATCTAAGAAGACTTACTATTTGAACAATAGTAACTTTAGATTGAATTAAGTTTTCTAGAGCATCTGAATCTGCTGGTAATAGTTGATTTTTGATTTTACCAACCACACAAAGTGGTTTGATCTGTTCATTTAATAGATCATTTATGGCTTTTGATAAGTCCCCCGAGCTCATAATTAGTTACTTCCTATACCGAATTCTTTTTCTTTTGGATCAATTGACTTAACAATTGGAGCCACAATAGATCCAAGTAGGATTGCATACTCAGGTTTCATGTCTCCTACAATTGCTAGAAGTACAGTAATACCAGATGCTGCTACTGCTCTAAGGTAAGATTTAATTGCTGCTTTATGCTTTGGCTTAAGTTTCATGACACTCCTTTAGTTCTTTGGACGTGCAATTGCCATAATTGTATCGTACTTCCTGCGTTTTAGATAGAACCCATCACCGTTAGATTGGCTACCTTTTTTATTGTCCGACGTATTACCTTCCCATACATTTACGTACTTTAAGGTTGTATTGTGCCATTGGACAATTCCTACGTGATCTGGTTGAGCATCAGTATCAAACTGGAAGAATACAAGATCTCCCTGTTGTGCTTGACCGATTGGTACTAACTGATTGTTTTTTGTTAAATACTTAAGCCATTCATTGCACGAAGCGTAGCCTTTTGGCCTGGCTTTTGGTGCCACTTGACTTATTAAACCGGCCTCGTGGTAGATCTTAGATGCGGACATTGCACACCAAGGTTGATTGTTTAGTCCAAACCACTTACCAAAGACCGTGTCGTTATTTGTGCCTTCGGTATAACCAATATAACTACTTGCTATTTCTTTTAGGCTTTTCATCCTTGCCCCCTAGAGTCAACATTGCTATTACTAATTCCATTTGAGTTTCTAATCTTGCAACAGAGTCTTTCAAACTAGATCCGCCATTTGGCTTTAATTCGTTTAGAAAATGTTTAACTAACCAACGTATGGCAATTACAAACGAACCTAGTATTGATATGACCGCAAGTATTAAAGCAGCCCAGTCATTCACAGTCATTCTTCTCCTTGAGTTTTATTTCGAGATCCCCCACTCTAGCAGTCAACATTGCCTTATCTAGAGCTAGCAGACCAATCTGCTCTCTTAGTACAGCAATAACAACATTGATGTCTAGTTCTGTTGCGTCATCCATTTGCGTTCCCCTCGAGTGTATTGATACGTGTGTTTAGATCTTGAATCAATGCCAACATACCTGGAATTACAAAGCGCTCATTCCAGTTTTCAACTAATCCATCTGCTCCACGATCTGCAGCAATTGGATAGTATTCAGCAACTTCTTCTGCAATTAGTCCAGGTACAAGAATTCCTGATCTGTTATCAGTTGCATCTAAATAATCAGACTTGAACTTAAAAGCCCTAATTGGCAAACTTAATAAACCACTTGGGTTTAGATCAGCAACTGTTGAAAGATCAACTATATCTTCTTTGAAACGAGCACTAGAAGCAGTGCTTCGTCTTGTACGTCCATCTGTGTCCATACGGGTATTTGCAGCATTTGCACTTGTTGATGCATCTTGATTATAAAAAGCGTCAAGAGTGTAAACATTACCATTCATTACAACGCCCGTTGAACTTACTTGAACATAAATACCTGAACTATAAGCAATTCTGGCATCTGCTGATGCAACATAAGCGTTTGGATAAGTAGTAACAGCTGGGTTGAAAGTAGAACCGTAATGGATAACAATGCCATCTGTAGAAGCTGGACCAATGTGTCCAACAGTTGAACTGGACTCTGTAAATGAAATTGAGTTTGTAGAAGCAGATACAGTTACTCGACGTGCGCCTGATGAAGTTCTTAGTGTAAAAGCAGTTAAAGTACCAGCAGTCAAGCGGTCAACTGTAATTGATCCTGCTGCAATTTCTGCGGCTGTAATTGTATCTGCAGCAATTTCGTCGGCTGTGATTGTACCGCCAGCAATTTGTGTTGCTGTGATTGTTGCAGTTGCAATATTGCTAGCAACGATTGTGCCAGCGGCTATCTTTGAGCCAGTGATCGTTCCTGCTGCAATTTGAACTGCAGTAATAGAACCTGCAGAAAGCACTGTTGCATCTAAAGACGCTGCTTGAATTCGCCCTGCAGCTAAATAACCGGTTGAAATATTGCCAGCATTTATGTTTGAAACTGTAATAACTGATGCGTCGATTGTTCCAGCAGTTAACTTAGTTGCAGAAAGATCAGCAATTGCATTATTGCCTAATGAGAAAGCAGAGAATGCACCACTTGTATAACGATAAAACTTATTATCGTCATCTGTGTCAAACCAAAGATCTCCTTCAGTGAAAGGACCTGTAGTCGGCATAGTTGTTTGTCTGTAAATCTTATTTTTGCCATTTGCAGTTGTTTGTGCTGCTGTTGCTGCCGCACTTGCTGCAGCAGCTGCAGCAACAGCGGCTGCTGCTCCGGCTTCTGCCGCTGCAATTCCTGTATCTTGAACTGAGACCCAAGCAGCTCCTGTCCAGTAGTATTGCTTATTTCCATCATCAGTATCAAACCAAACATCACCTTCAGTTAATGGATAAACAGATCCATCTGGTGCTGTTGTTTGACGGTAGATGTGATTCTTACCATTAACAGATGCTTCAATAGTATTGATCTCAACTTGAAGATCATCTGTCTGTTCTGTTGTTGCAGCCACAATAGGAATGATAGATGTTTGAGTCATTCCAGTTGAAGTAACTGTAATTGGAGTAATTGTGATTTGCGGACAAAGTGGCATTATTTCCCCTAAATCGTAATCGTATACGGATCAACGACAGATGTGAAGTAACTAACTCTCCAGTTATCTGCTGATATTGAATGAGCTAATCCTTCTACAACACAATTGATAGTAATGTTTCTATTGTCATATGTAAGACGCTTTACTTGAACAAGATCATTTAGTTCTGTCTCAAGCATATCAGTTGCAAGACTACCAATACCTATTGCGGTAAAATCAATTTGTTCTGCCAATACAACCGCGTCGGCATCTTTTCTTGCAGCATACAAAGCAAGATTTGCAGCGGAAGTATCATTTGATATTGGAGCGTCTAGTTTTTTAGACTTCAATCCGTATGTAGAAACGCTTGCAGTATACTTTGCTGATTTTTGAGTTTTGCCAGGTCCTCTAAATACTATTGCTTCATTATAAACATAATCTGTTCCGGGGTTAGTAATAATACCATCATATCCAACACTATTGGCATCACCCTGATCACTAAATAATAATTGTGTTGGTCGCGTAAACTTATCAGATAATGGAACAAGCGTTGCTGTTCCTGTTCGACTTACGTAAAAACGTCCGCCAATACAATTAGCGCATTGTTCTAACATTTCAAGACAACTCATATTTTGTTTTGTTTTAAGCATTACCGTTGTACCAGTAAGACTACGTGCGGCAGTCCATGAAGCAAGATCAAGTGCTCTAGTTGCTCTTAATGCTGCAGTTTCAGAATAAGCACTTGTTGCAAGAGCAGGTGCAATTGCTTTGGCAATTTGTGCAAGACCATCAACAAATGTTAATGAAACCGTAGGATAAATGCCTTGGTTTACTTCATTGTTTTCTAAATAACCTGTATAAATAGTTGTTGCATTGCCTTGGATCTTTACTTGCATACCAGCAATTAAAATGCCATACCATGGACTTGATGTGTTGCTTGGATCAAACGCTCCAGATTGATTATTAAGAACTACATCAGCAGTTCCTGATTCCAGGAAATCATTTTGATATTGACGACCTCGACGGATCTCAACAGATAACAAAAGATCCGCGCTAACTGCTGTATAAGCACCACCATTGCTAAAAGAAACCGTAAGCGTAGGTGCATTAGTTGGCATTATAGTACCGCAAACTGACTGCCGGTTCGGCGTCGCATAAGAGTTGCAAGTCCATTTTTAATGCCATTAACAAGATCACCTTGTGAAACAACTGAACCAGCAACATTTACAGTAATATTTCCGCCATTTGATGTTGTGTTTTTAGCAATGTTTCCATGTCCAGCAGATGCTAGCAATGAAATAGTTGGACTTGATATACCAAGTTTTTGTTGCTTGATCTGATTTTTTCTAATTGCTTCAAGAGTGACTGGATCAGTTTCTTTAAGTCCCTTTAGTCCAAACTTACTTTGCAACAATAATAATAATTTACTGGCTTTTGCTGCGTCAGTTGTTGCTGTAGCAAGACCATTAGTTGCTCCTGTCATGCCTTCAATGCCTTTAGTGTAATCTGATGCTGTTGTAGTAAAACCTTTAGCATTAAAATCAAACTTGCCTAATGAATCAGCAGCTTTATCTGAATCTTTATTAAACTTATTTGCGGCAAGACCCATACCAATAAGTGCAACACCAAACGCTGCTGCTCCAGCTGCTGCTGAAAGACCACCAGTTGCTAATGCAGTTGCTGCTGCAGAAGCAAGTGAAACAGTACGAAGTGCTTTCATAACCTTGATGATTGCTTGAATTCCTGTAATTAACGCTGTAACTGCTCCAGCAACTTTAGCTCCCATGAATGCAGCAATAATAACTGCGCCAAGTGTTGCAAATACTTTAATATTACGAGCAACAAAGCTAAACATGTCGTACATTAACTTTGCAAAAGCTATTCCATATGAAATAGAAGTCTTAAATCCTGCTGCAATTTTATCGCCATTTTCGTCTACAAACTTTTGAATTGCAGGAATTGCCTTGTTAATAATTAGATCTGCAAATGATTTTAGTTGAGGTATTAACTTATAACCAAGGGACTCCGATGCTTCACCAAATGCAAGTTTAATTCTTTCCATTTGTCCAGCAAAAGTATTGGCTGCCGCAGCTGCAGCTCCTTTTGTTTCACCAGAGATCTCACGCATTGCCGCTGCAAAGTCTTTTGATTTAACAGTTGCAGCAGAGATCTGTGGGAATAACTTTTTAAGTGCACCAATATTGCCGCCGTATGCTTTAGCAAGAAGT